TTAGATATACTTCTTTATCAAAATTAGTTGCGACTAAAATTTCTAATTTTTGTTTTAATTCTTCAGTTTCTACCTCTTTAAGTTGTTCCATTATTTCTATTTTATTTCTAACATAATCTATTAAACTATCATCAAAGTTAAATTTAATGACATTAATATCTGTTTTAATTTCATCGTGAATACGATCTAATATATATATTAAAAACTCTTGTGCATCATGCTGATTACACCCTTTAAACTTAGAACAATGTAAATCAAGTGATTTTTTAAAAGTATGTGGTGTAACAATAGAATTACATTTCCACATAATAGTAAAAACTTGATATAGACGATATGTAATACTATCTTTAAATTTTCCTCTTAAAATAGCTTTATCAACTTTAATAATTTTTTTACTAGTCTTTATTTTATTTACTAAAAGGCGTTTTACACCTTCAGCAAGATTAGCTTTGAAATCTGCGGATCTAATATAATAATTTAAAATATCTGTTGCACTAATACACTGTAAAACAGAATTCATATAACAAGTGTTACCGATATTTGTAATACCACTAGTTCCTGGAAAATCCATAATATTAATATTATATATTATGTTGTTTAATATTAATAAATCAACTTTTTTATAACTAATATTATATGTCAGATATAGATAACTATAAAATTGATAGAAATAAAATAACAGATATATTTAAAAATCTAATAAAACAAATCAAAATAGATATAGACAACAGTAGTGGTAAAGAATTAACTAAAAATATGTTTAGATTAAAATCAATAGAAACTGCTACAAAAATAATAGAAAAAATTAAAAATAATACTTTTTCTATTAATGATATTAAAAATATAAAAGGAATTGGTGAAGGAACTATTAGAAGAATAAAAGAAATAATAAAAACCGGAAAATTAGCAGAAATCAAGTTAACAAAGAAAGACGAAACTTTTTTAAAGATTATGGCTGATTTAGAAGAAACATACGGGATTGGTAAGAAAACAGCTTATGAATTATTTAAAAACTATAATATTAAATCAATAGATGAATTACAAGAAAAAGTAGAGAAAAATCAGATAGAAGTTCCTGATATAGTTAAAAAAGGTTTAAAATATGTTGGTAAAATAAATACTCATTTAGACAGAAAATTAATAGATGAAATTTTAGAATTATTACTAAATACTTTACTTAAAATAGATCCAGAGTTATTTGGAACAGTATGTGGTTCATATAGAAGAATGAATAAAACAGCAGGTGATGTAGATTTTATTTTAACACATCCATCTTTTAATACAGAAAAATCTACAGATAAATATTATATATATTTTAAAGATTTTATTGACAAACTTAAAAATAGTAAATTTATTATTGAATCGTTAACAGGTGAAGACGTTAAAACAAAATATATGGGTATTTTTAATTATAATAATGTTATTGGTAGAATAGATATTAGATTTATACCATATAGTTCTTATTATTATGCATTATTATATTTTACAGGTAATAAAGATTTTAACAGAAATATGAGAATGGTTGCTATATCTTACGGTTATAAATTAAACGAATACGGTTTATATAAAAATAATAAAAGTTTTAAAGTTAATTCAGAAAAAGAAATATTTGATTTACTAGGTTTAGAATATTTACAACCTATAAATAGAAACAGTTAATTTATTAATCTTAATTTATCTAATTCATCTACTATATTTTCTTTAATTTTATCAAGAGTAGTATCTTTATAAATTATATCATAAAAATCATTCTTATTAACTTCAAAACTAGTAAATAATTTATTTTTTTCATCGTTTAACAATAATCCATAATCTCTTATAAAATCATTATATGGTGTTTTACTATCACAATATTTATTAAATATTTTTTCAGATGCCATATTTATTAATTCTTTTTCTGCTAATTTATCATTTTTAACTCTTATTTCAATATACCAAAAACACCAGGCTAAGCAAAAACCCATAGGGTCACCAACTTTTCTAACTTCACTTGAACCATCGTTACTGATAGATTGAAATCTACCAGTTTCTAAATAATCAGAAGGTCTATAATATTTAATATTTTTAAAGTATTTTTTAAATAAACCTAATAATATTTTATCTAATTCAGTTTCATTTGTTATTAATAAATTACCGTACGGTTCAAATCTTCTGTAAGAATTGTCTTTTTTATCAAATAATATAATATTTGCATGTAAGTTATTCTGTTTTGTAAAAATAGTTAATTTAATCATAAAAAATCTTTTATCATCTTTTGAATATTTCTTTATTAAACCATCTAAATTATCATCTTTCCAATATAAATTACTGTCTTTCCACAATATAATATAAGGCATCAGTTCAGGAAAAACATCATATCCAAATAATAATATATCACGCATTGCACTATAAACAGGAGAATAATTAATTTGTTGTAATGCTAACTTATTAATTACTTCTTCTGAATACTTAGTATTTCTAATTACAGGAATAGTTAAATTATCATATTTTTTCAATAAATATAAAGTATATATCATATTATGTAAAATATCAGAAACAAATATACCTGAACTATTTTTTTTAATAATTTCAGGGAAAATTATTGTGTTATTTTTTGATATCATACATTTATCACCAGTATTATTATTTATAATATTATTAGAACTAATCCCTAAATTATTTTTTAGATCTAAATCAGAGTTACTTAATATTTTATTAACTAATTTATCTGGTAATTTTATTTTTTTAATGTAAACTAAATCTGCAATATAGTGAGCATATATATTCTTATTATCATCAATTACATCAAATTTTTTAATATGTTTTATTAATTCTAAACAAAAGTCTGTATTTAATTTAATTTTCTTTTTATCACTTTTATTTTTTTGTAAAATACTATAATTTTTAAGACATAAAACTAATGGTAAATACTCATTTCGTAATCCACCTGTATTTAATATTTCTTTATTAAAAGAAGAACAAGATAATAACTTTTTTAATAACTTTATATCTTTAACTTCTAAGATTGCATGAGTTGGAAACAATTGATATTTATTTGGAATATTAATACCTAAACACTTATTAATTAAATATTCAGCAAGTACAGTTAATTTATTTAAAATTACTTGTATTAAAATAGGTCTATCTGGAGGATTACTAAAATTAATATAACTTATTAAATCAATAAATAATAAATAATATTCGTCATCTTTGTTATTCTTAACTTTATCAACTATATAAGATATCAATGTTTTTCCACGTATATCAATTATATTTATCTGATCTTTGTATTTACTAATAACTATTTTTATTAATTTACTAAATATATCAATTCTATCTAAACTGTAAAATACAGGATAATGTTTACTATTATTTTCATAATCTAATAAATCTGGATATTTATCTAATACTTTTAATCCTAAATCATCCCATCCATTTTTTAATAATAGATGCATAATATTATCACCTTTACCGTTACTAATATTATATTTAGATGTTTTTAACAAATTTAAAATATATTCATTTCCTCTTATTGCACATATATGTAATAGATTATTTTCATCTAATATATACTCATTTATTTTATTCTGTTTTATTAATTTTTCTTGTGCTTCTTCTAATTTATTTTTATTTATTAATTTTATAATATCCATTATATATTAATAAAATAAAAAAAATGATATTTAAATTACTTCTAATTTTAATTATATAAGTAGTATATAAATGGAAGTACCTAAACCAGTTTTAAAATGGGTAGGAGGAAAAACACAAATTATTGATAATGTACTATCTAAATTTCCAGAAAAAATAAACTCATATCACGAAATATTTTTAGGTGGTGGAAGTGTTTTAATTACTTTTTTAACATATGTAAAAAATAATAAAATCCAAGTTAAAAATATATATGCATATGATTTAAATGAAACTTTAATCCATCTATATAAAAATATTCAAAAATGTAGTAATGAATTAATACAAAGACTAGAAGAAATTATTACGGATTATAATATAGCATTAGAAGATAACAAAAAAATTAAAGCAAATAGAAAACCAAAAAATATAGACGAAGCGAAAACATCTAAAGAAGCGTATTATTATTGGATACGAGAAAGATATAATAAATTAAGTCAAGATGAAAAAAATAAACCATTAGGTTCTGCAATATTTATATTTTTAAATAAGACTTGTTTTAGGGGTTTATATAGAACTGGTCCAAACGGCTTCAATGTTCCATATGGTAATTATAAAAATCCATCAATTTATGATAATGAAAATATAAAAACAATTAGCGATTTAATTAAAAATGTAGAATTTATTGTTAGTGATTTTAGTGGTTCAATTATTAGAGCAAAAAAGAAAGATTTTCTATACTTAGACCCGCCTTATGTACCAGAAAAGGAAACATCTTTTGTTAAATATAATGAAGATGGTTTTAATCTAGCAAAACATAAAGAATTATTTAAATTATGTCATGAATTAAAAGATAAAAAAATTAAATTCTTATTTAGTAATTCAAGTGTTAAAATGATACACGATGAATTTAAAGATTATAATATAGAAACTATTGATTGTAAAAGAAGTATAAATTCAAAAAATCCTGGTAAAAAGACGAAAGAAGTTCTAATAAATAATTAATTTATTATGTTTTTATAGTAATCTTTATTATTACCACTATAATATTTAATATCATCCTCTTTATAGTCATCTCTTAATAGTTCAAATCTTGTTTCTTTAGAATTTAGTTTGTCATATAGATAATCATTTAATACAAGATAATATTCAACCTCAATAACTATTTTATTTATATTTATGAACACTTTTCTATATTCGTTTCTTAATTTAAAAGCTGCCCATAGTTTTGTTTCAACACTTCCTGTACCATTCTGATTCTTCTTTTCACCAATTTTTAATTTTGTTTCACCGTTTTCTCTAATAATAAAAACTTCATCTGGTCTTCTAAAAAATATTTTTTTACAATCATCTTTTACTTTAAACTCAACAACCATTAAAATTCTAAATGCATTTTGTGTTACATAGAATGTCTCTTTTCCATTATCTTTTTTATAAAGATATTCATAATTTTCATTTTTATATGTTATTATTTTTTTGTAAAACCATCATTTAATAGATTCTGTGTAATGTCTGATTTCTTCTCAAATGCACCGCCATTAACTGTAGTATTCTTACCACCAGCTTTACTATTCTTACCACCAGCTTTACTATTTGACATAATAATTATACTGATAAATATATTTTATATATTATAATCAATTTTTTATTATTTATGTTTTTATTATATAAATATATTATATGTATATAGATAATATGATACCTATTATAATTGCTTTTGGTATTGCAGGGTTAGGATATTATACTAAAAAATATTATGAAGATTTAGAAACACTAAATAAAAGATATAGTGAAATATTAAGATGGACAAAAAAATATGCTGCAACAGAAAAACTTTCAGAAGAAGAAATAGTAATAGATCTTAAAAGTATAGATAAAATGTTAGAATTTGCAATAGAAAAAAATTTAAAGAACTTTGAGATAACTGAAGAAACTTATAGAATGTTATATGAAAATTATGTTGAATATAAATTAAAACAAGCATTATAATAAAATTAAACATTATAACCAATGTTATAAAAAGCATTGACAATTTTTCTAGTCATAAATGCATGACCAGATTGTTTTATCCAGTCTGGATTTTGCATTACATTATTATAAAAATCATCTAGTAAATTATTATTTTTAAACCATAGTAAAACTTTATCTAACCATATGTATGGTAAAGCATCTATAATACCAATCTTATACACATTAACATCAAATTTATATTTTTTTTTAACAAACCAATCTAATACAATTGTTTGACCACACATACAAGCATAATTAACCAAATAATCATAAGTACTTGATATGTCAAAATTATTATTTATATACCAATCTAGAATTTCAGTATGTCCATAATCAATAGCAGAACAAGCAATATCAATATGATATATTATAATATTATTCTTTTTACACCAATCAAATATTTTAATATAATTATCTGCTGCTGCAAATATTAGTTCAGAATATATAGTATCATGATCTAAATCTAATGGATTAATATATTTTAATGCATCTATATGATTATTTCTACATACCCATTTAAAAAGTCCCTTAATATCAGTCATTTTTATTATTATTTATATTATTTATATTTAATATAAATAAATCAACTTTTTTATGAATAAATATTTTTGTTACTTATTTGCTCCTGCGATCACAGGAGCAAATAATTATATTAACTACTACACATTTCACAACCTTCAGCTTTTCTTCCAGGCATCCATTTACACATTTTACTTAATACTGGTGAACCTGTTGGAGAACTATCAGGAGATATTCCTGGTGAAGTATCTATTCTCTTTTCTTCAGTTCTTTCTTTTGATTTATCAAAATTCATATTAACTATATCGTTTACAGAAGTTATATTTTTTAATCTCTTTAGATCATCAATATCAATACCAAAGTTAATTGGATTTACTGCAGGATTAGAATGTAAGTAATACATACCTGTTTTAAGTCCACCTTTCCAACCGTAGAAATGTGCACTTGCTAACATCTTAAAATCTGGTTTATTTAAAAATAGATTTAAGCTCTGACTTTGGTCAATAAAAGGTGCTCTATCTATAGATTGTTTTATAATAGTTTTAAGAGGTATTTCAAAAGCAGTTTTATAAATATCTTTAATATTTTCAGGTATACCTTCTATATCTTGTATAGAACCATCGTTGATAATAATTAACTTTCTCATATCATCTGACCATAAACCTAATTGTTTTAGATCTTTAATTAAATATTCATTAAATACTATAAATTCACCTGCAAGAGTTGTTCTAACGAATAACATCTTACGATATGGTTCAAATCCTTCATAGTTACCCATAATTTGTGCTGTAGATGCAGTTGGCATAAGAGCAGTCATTAAACTATTTCTTGTACCATATATTTTAACATCTTCAACTAATTTATCCCAATTTAAAGTTTTAGATAATTGAGAAGTATTTAATCCCCACATATGAAACTGTAATTGACCTTGTGAAAAAGGAGAATTATAGAAACTTTGATAAGGTCCATTTACTTTAGATAATTCACAACTTTCACTTATACAAGCATAATACATATGTTCAAAAATCTTTTTATTTAATTCTAAACATTCATTGCTCTCCCAAGGCATTTTAAAGATATTATAAACGTCGGAGAGCCCTTGTATGCCAATTCCAATAGGGCGATGTCTCATATTAGATACTTTTGTTTTTTCAGTAGGATAATAATTTAGATCAATAACTTTGTTTAAATTTCTAACAGCAACTCTACATACTTCCATTAATTTATTAAAATTAAAAACAGGTTTATCATTGTCGTATTCAATATAAGCTGGTAAACATATAGATACTAAGTTGCATACTGCTGTTTCTTTTTCATCAGAATATTCACATATTTCTGCGCACAAATTAGAGCTACGTATAGTCCCTAAATTTTTTTGATTAGATTTTTTATTAGCATTATCTTTATAACACATATATGGAAAACCAGTTTCACATTGTGATATTAGAATTTCTTTGAATAGTTCTCTTGCTGATATTCTAGAAACATATAAACCTTTACTTTCATATTCTTCATATAGTTTGTCAAATTCTTCACCATATACAAGATTTAATCTAGGGCATTCATCAGGACACATTAAAGACCACATACTGTCTTGTTCAACTCTTTTCATAAAAAGATCAGAAATCCATAGAGCTAAAAATAAATCACGACATCTTCTTTCTTCAGAACCAGTGTTTTTTCTGAGTTGAATAAAATCTACAATATCAGGATGCCACATTTCTTTATAAACTGCAATACTCCCTTTTCTTTTACCGCCTTGGTTAACATAAGTAGATATCCAATTTAAGCCTCTACAAAGAGGAATAATACCATCACTAATACCATTTGTTCCTCTAATAACTGAACCTTCAGAACGAACACTACTTGTATGAATACCAATTCCACCAGCCCATTTAGAAATTTTCATAATATCTCCTAATGTTTCTGATATAGAATCCATGTTATCTTCAACTGCAATTAAATAACAAGAAGATAGTTGTGGTTTTCTAGTTCCAGCATTAAACAATGTTGGAGTTGCATGCGTAAAGTATCTGTCCATTAATAAATCATATGTTTCTTTAACTGCAACTAAATCATGTTGATGAATAAAAAGAGCAACTCTCATAAACATATGTGAAGGTCTCTCAATAATAACATCTTCCGAAGTTACTTTTCTCCAAGTTCTATTATATTTTCTTACTTTCATTAAATAAGAACGTTCTAATGTTCTTATTCCAAAATAATCAAATTGATAATCTCTATTATAATTAATCATTTCTTCTAATTCAGTACTATATTTAGTAACTAAGTTATAATAACTATCAGCTAGTAAAGGGAAACTGTCCCCTTTAGTATCCAAATTATTATATAAGATATCAGTTGCTTCAAGTAAAGTATCTGGTGTAGCACTATGTAGTCTCTCAACTAATATATTTGATGCAAGGTGATTATATTCAGGATCAATACTTGTGTTGACAACACATTGGTCTGCAACAAAATTATAAAAAGTATTTAGATTTACTTGTTGTGGTAAACCCTTAACAATAGTATTTATTAATAACTCTTTATTTATTTCATTATAGGTGAACTTATTAATAAATCTGTCAATAAAATTATCAACATATTCTGGAGTAACATCAACAAGGGTTGTAAGTAGATTTTGATATCTAGCCATATATACTTTTAACTGCATGCTGTTTAAGACCATATTCTGAATATAACTATAAATCAATTTTTTTTTATAAAAATAAAAATAAAAAAAAGTTATATTATATGAAAATAGGATTTTATGGAATAAAAATGGCTAGTATAGCTTTATTATTCATTATTTTTGGTATTCTAGGTTTTATATTTGGCATTTTACTAGATCAAAATTTATTTCCACAATTTGAATTAGAAAAATATAAAAAGAAAACAAAGTTTGAAATATGGATTGACTTAGCATTAGAACTTGCAATATTTGGTATTTTATTATATATTATAAGAAATTTAGTTGGAAAATATATTTTACCAAATCTATATGATAATATATGGGATTTCAAATGGAAAGATCAGAGAGATGTTAAGTCTGCATATACTTTTACACTTACTATGTTATATGTTCAATATAATATGAAGAAGAAGTTAGATTACTTGGCAGGTAGATTATAAATAATTAATTTATAAATATTTAATTAGTAAACAACTTAAATAACCTATTGTAAAAAAACTTAAACAATAACCAATAATTTTACAAGTATTTCTATCTAAATATTCATCAAATTTATTAAGACTATAAAGATGACTATAACCACTTTCTTCTTCTAGATCAAGAATATCTGCAACATATTTTTTATATATAACTGACATAATTAATATATAACTAATATTTTTAAGTAATTAATATTTTAAAATGATTTACATTTTACCTTTCCAAAAGTAAAATTAATAAATGAAAATCCTTCTTTTTCTTTACTATATTCGTTATATTTTGCAATCAGATATGCAAAATAACCTAATACTAAAATAATACCAGTTGAGATTTCTAGCACCAACTTAGCTAATTCCAATTTTTTAATTGTATTACTATATTCATTTTTTTTGTTTTCATCAGTTTCTTTAGATTTGACATTTTCATAGTACGAAATATAATTATTTATAGTATATATAATTATTAATAGTAATATAATTAATATTGTTACTGATAAATGTGTTCTAGTTAACATTATAAAACCAACAAATACAGCAAATGCTACTATAAACGCAACTAGCGGTGAATAGTCGACAGATAATGCTGTTGTAAAATAGATCATAATAAATGCAGTTAAATATTTTGCTAACATATTCTCATTAAGTGCTTTTTGAAATTTGCAACTAAGAGTTTGAGCTAAGAAATTACCACCTATTGCTAGTAATACTAAAAATACGTTTTTAGGTATATTATTTAACGATAATTTGAAGTTTTCTATATTATTTTCACTCATTAAATATATATTTAATTAATAAAATTTAATTAATTAAATTTATAAGTGTACATGAAGATTGTATACTACAAGCTTTATGAAAAATTATAAGATTTTATAAAGTGTACATGAAGATTGTACCATACTTTCTAGCCATTTCAGTGAAACCAACTTCGTTAGGGTTAGAAGCAACTTCATCTATATAGGAAACAGGCTTGTTGGCTCTATGGCTACCATCAGGCATTTCAACTTCATAGTTAGCAAGAAGAGGGTTATAGTTTAAGATTGTGTTTCTTACACCAGGACCGTCATACTTGATAACAGCACATGATGAACCAACAGATACGTTATCAGCAAGGGGAGGTCTGTAAACAGTAACAACTGATCTAAGGTTGAAGTTATCCTTACCAACTGAGAGAGTATAAGGGACACTAACTTCTAAATCATTTACAGTTGTTTGGTTAACATTGAACATTTGGTAAGGCATATTGCTATAACTGAATCTCATAGTGAGGTTAGCAAGGTTAACACCTTGGTGTCTTCTGTTAACATAGAAGAAGACTAAGTTTCTGCTGAAGAAAACACTCTTGTTCTTGGGAACGAAAAGTTTGTTTTCAATAACGAAGTCAGGTTGGTTAAGATAATTATTTAATGATATTTCGGGCATAGGGAAACCAGCGTTAGCAGTCATTACTGAGGGAAGTCTTACGTTAATGATAGGAATTTTAAGGAATGAAACTCTGCTAAGACCAGTGAAGTTAGCATAACCTAAGAAAGATTTGTGAGCAATTGAAGATAATTGAACGAAGGTGGGTCTAAGAGAGAAAACACCTAAAATCTTTCTAAGAACTGTTCCTTCATCTTGAAGATGGAACATATCAGGAGCATCAAAATATGTCCATTCATATTGAGAGATAGTTCTAAGGAAACCAGTTACACCATCATCAACATCATAGCCAGTAGAATAATATCTACCTTGTCTAAGGTTAAGAACATTTTTCCAGAGTTCAATTTGGATCTTGAATCTCTTGAGCATGTTTGTGATGGGAGTATCATCACTGAAGTAAGCAAGAGAGTTAGGATCAGAAACGATATCAACAGTTAATTCCCATTCAGATTCGAGTTCACCAGGAATAATGTTTTCATGAGTTTGAACATGTCTATTGATGTAGGGAAGAGCTCTTTGGATAACAACTCTGCCTAAGTTAGAGCAAAGCATTCTCTTTTCTAAAGCATCAACTTTAGGAAGGAAAAGAGCAGCAACTACAGGGTGAATGTGAGTGCTAAGGTTGTGTCTGTTCTTGTCATAAGCACCAGTAACAGCTTCAATAGCACAATCTCTGTAAAGTACCATTTGATTCTTGATGTCGGTGTGAAGGATCTTAGAGGTTTCAAAGAGTTTAACTATGTCATTGAGAGGAGCATAGTCCTTTGATTGGATATTAAGAACTTGTCCAGCAGGTGATTCAATACCCATAAATTTGGACATTTCACTGTATCTTAAATCATTAATAGGATTGTATGTATTGTATACATCACCCTTCATAGCCATTGAGATAATTACATCTCTTTCAACAGCTGAAAGTTGGTGTTTTTCAGCAAATTTAGTGGCTTTCTTTACAATTGTAGGGATATCATGGAAACCATAATGTTGGTCAATCTTATCAATAAATCTTTTGGCATATTTCTTGACTCTTTCTTTAGTATCCATAAGTTTTTGAAGCATAGCTTCAATTTTATCTTCATTCATTTTCTTGTGTCTTAACATTGATCTGACTTGTTCAACGGGAATTTCATGCTTGAGGAAGAATTCAAGTTCATCACCATCATGAGTAGCATTCTTGGAAGAAGTACGACTGTCCATTCTATAATATTATAGAATAATATTTTTTATATTTTTTTATAGTAATAAATAAATTTATAAATTTTCATTAACTATATTATTACAGTTTTTTAGCAACAACTTTTTAATTTTATTTGGTATAATATATTTTTCACCTTTTAACTTATTAATCTTTAAAACAGATTCAATAACTGACATATCTATATTGTATTTTTCTATAATACTATTCAATTCTTCAAAATTTTGAGATTTAATTAATCCTTTAATAATTTTATCTAAATTTATATAATCATTTATATTCATGTTTTTAAAATATCTATTTGAAGGAACAATATTTTTTGAATAATTTATGTGTTTGATTGATGTTTTATTAAGATCTTGAGGAAAACCAAAATAACTTGTAATTTGATCTAGATCGCGTTTTTCAGGATTTAATGAATTACTAAGATGATAAGACGGTAATATACATTGATAGTATGCTTGTGTATCTCTTATATCATAAACATTGTGTTCATAAATATAATTCTCAATAATATCACCTTTTGATAAAGATTCGGCTATTTTTTTAATTTTATCAAAATTTTTCTGTTTTAAAAACTTAATATAATGATGTTCTATCATTAATGGTATAATAGTTTTTTCTGTTTCAAAAATTCTTATTACATCGTCAATATCTTTGTAATTATAAAATAGCTTTTTAGTTGCATCATATATTCCCAAGTCATGATCTTTAATTTTACTTACAGATAAAAAGTTTTCTAATTCAATTTTACTTATAACTTTATCATTATATATCTCTTTTAAACTATTAATATTTACTATTAAAGTTCGTATATCTTTATTTGAATGATTAATCAGATCTCTACAGATAGATTCATCTGTAAATTTAATATTTAAATTGTCTGCAATATTAAAAAGTATTAATAATAAAGCATCATTTGTTGGTGGAAAAATATCTATCTCATATGCAGTTTTTTTAATTAAATTAATAATTTTATTATGTTTATTATTGCATATAAATATTATTGGACAAGACCAGTAACTCTGATTACTTTTAATGAGTTGAGTAATAAATTGTTTTTCAACTGGTGATGAAATTATTTCAACATTATCAATAACAATAGCTCTTCTAATTTTAGAATTATTATTAATTATAAAAGAATATATATTAATACCTTTTAATATTTTTTCAATATATTCATCAATATCTTTTAACTTATTAATAGTTTCAAAGTTTATATTAATAATATCATAATTTTTTTCTTGTAAAATAGTTTGAACATATACTGTTTTACCAACTCCATGAGAACCAGTAACAATTACACAATTTTTATCATTTGGTAGATTTTTATTTTTTTTACCATTTATCTCAGAATTTTCATCAATATTTTCATCTAAATCTATTTTTATTTTTTTCTTAGTATTTTTATATTTATTTGCATTAATATAAAAATTATCTAACCAATTAATCAAACTATTAATTTTAATCGGATTAATAATTAAATCTTTAATCTTTAAAGAAGATTGTGTCATAAATATTAATATATAATTTATTAATATTTATATACTAGAAAGTGTAAAAATCATTTTTTTGTAAATTATTAACTTTACTCATCTGTAATCTTAAATTTATCAATAAATATAGATTCGTCACAATTTTCATCCATATCATTATTCTCTACATATAAATTATCTGTTGACATAGTAGTTGGTATATTTAACATATTTAAATTATTTATAAAAGGTATTAACATATTTATATTATTTATTAAAGGTTTATTAATATGTGTTGAAATATTACTGTATTGTGGTTTTAATCCTCTTTTTGATAAATGTATTTTTTTACAATTAATATCTGTACAATTATTATAATTTAGATCTTCATAACAAATCAGATATTTTTCTAATGGTGCACCAAATTTACAATTATATCCACCAGTACATTTTTTATTTGTACATTCATTACATAATTTAGTAAAGATACATAGTTCTTTATATAGTTCTCGATTTAAATGTAAATCTTGATTATCAAGTGATTCAGTAGATGATAATATATTTAATATTTTTTTTCTTTTAATATCAATGCGTTGTTCATCCAGATTATGTGCATATAAACATTTATCACCATATGTACAAATATTATTTAAAATATAATTTTGACACATTATTTTTTTATGATTATATTTATTAAAATAATCAACTTTAAAAGTTTTAGGTCTTTTTATTATTTTTTTATTATTCTGAGTTGTAATAAAATTACTTGTATTTCTACTATTATGTTGATTATTACTATTCTCGTGATAATCTATTGATAAATTATCTGAAGAATCAAAATCTTCATTATCACTATCAAAAGTTTCTAATAAGTTAAATCTATTATTGTTCATTATTTTTATATATAAATATATTTTATCCTATATGTATTATTATGATTGATAAAAAAATAATAAAAAAATACGATAATCAAATTAATGATTTATTTAAATATAACTTGATAGATAAATATAGAATAAACTTTGAATCTAATAATTTACAGAATTATATTATTTTAAAAAATAAAAGTACTATTAATATAAATAATTCGTCAATTTGGTGTAATTTTAAAATTATTTGTTCATATGATGTTAAAAACAAATATATAATATGGGGAAAAAATATGATTTTACTTGAAAACAGTTTAAAATCAGAAATATATAATAGTGAAAGTAATGAAACTTATAAAAATATTAAAAACATAGAAGAATTTATTATTGATAATATTAATAAAAAAACATTAGGTATTGTTAAAGATACTTTAAACAATATAGTAATTTATTATGAAATATTAAAAATTATTAAGAGTTAATATATAGATACATGAATACTATAATAAAAAATAATAAAGAATATAAATTAATTGCAATATTTGATGATGGATATGACAGTAAAGGTATTAAATTCTCAAAACCCAAAAATAATAAAGAAATATGGTTAATGAAAGATTTTTTTATTGATAAATTAACTATTATGCAATTACTATTAGAAGAATTAAATAAAGCAAAGAAAAATTCAACTAAAAAAGATTGTTTATTATGTAACGATAAAGATATATCAACAAAACATTATCAATATAAGAAATTTATATGGGATGATAGTTTAGTACATTATATTAATAAACATAATTATATACCAGATGAATTATTTCAAGATGTAATATTTTTTTTTAAATTAGATAACAAGATAAATTTAAAAACAAATTTAGTTGATAAAAGCTTTATAAAAATTAACCAAAATCAATTATTAATTTTGGACGCATTATTAAAACATGGTGGATACACTAAAAAATATTTTGATTTAAAAAATAAAGAAATAACTAGATATTCAGAACATGCTGGTTTATTAGATTTTAATATAAATATTTTAGAAAAAATAGTTGTTGCAGGTAATACAACAAGAGTTGATAAAGGCGATAATGAAATTTTCTTACCATTAAATCTACCAAATTATAAAGATTTTGAATATATATTCCATACACATCCGCCAACACCTAAACCAGGTGGACGTGCAAATGTTGGAATATTATATGAATTCCCTAGTATGGGTGATATATTACATTTTATTGATTCGTTTAACGATGGCAAAGTATGTGGTTCTTTAGTTATTGCTAGTGAAGGTTTATATAATATAAGAAAGACAAATTTAGATCACAATAAAATAGAAGTAAATGAAGATTTAATGTTTAAAGAATATAATAATAATTTTATGAAAATACAAAATAAATATATAGATAAATACGGAATAGATTTTACACAAAATATTTTTTTTAGTCAAATTGCTCAAGATTTAACTGCAATTAAAGATTTAAATAAAATCTTAAATAAATATTTAATACATATAGATTATTATCCACGAGTAAAACATAAAAATGACTGGATATTAAATATTGTTTATTTACCAATCTATTAAAATAAATTAATTATAAATTAATAACTTTTTCTGTATATAGAATATAATAAATGCCTGGTTTAATGAGTAATCCTGAAGCTACTAGCACTAGAATCTTTTGGGGAATTATTGCTTTAATAGTTCTTGGTATCATATATTATTTAATGTCATCATCATCTGAATTATTTGAAAGTAATGGTAAATCAGTTGAAGTCCCTCCTATCTATGATAGATTAACTGGTAGTATTGTTACTGGTGGTGAATTTTTAGGTGTTCCTGAAAAGATTGATCCTGCTTGGGGTGCTACTTATGGTGAAGTTGATAAATTAGATGATGGTAACAATGGTATGTATGGTCTTAACTATGCTATGTGCAGTAAAGCATGTTGCAGTCCTCAATATCCTCCTCCTTTTGAAGTTGATAAAGATGTTGTAACTGATAAAATGAAAGGTGAATTTGTTCCTAGTCAATATATGTGCAACAATGCTTGGCAAGATAGCGGTTGTGTATGTATGACTAAGAATGAAAATAACTTCTTATCTTCACGTGGTGGTAACTGCACTAAACAATAATTCTTTAAGTTATTCTTTAGATAATAATATCTGAACTATTATTATCTAAATGCACTATTATGAAAAAAATATAGTCGATATAAAAAATATTTATACTGAATATTTAATTAATATGATATCGCCTTTAGTTTTAGAAGGTATTAAATCAATGTACACAAAATCATTAGAAGTAGAAAAACAATACGACGAGGCTATGTTAAAAGATGACCAAGTTAAAAATCCAGGTGTACTTAAAATTTTCCAACATTTTTTAAAAGGTGTACCCTCTTTAAATTCAAATTTAATAGAGTCTGAAATGGTTAGAATTAGAGATTCTAGTAAAAATGCAGATATCTTCGAAAAATTAATTAGAGCTGTTTTTAAAAGTCACATTATATTATTAACTTTTAATGCATCTGGTAAAGAATGTATGATTGTAAAAGAAAAATATCACGAGAAAATTGACATTAAAGATTTTATACATAAAATATATATAGAATCTGCGAAACATTTTTTTAATAATCCAGTATTATTTTGGCATAATTATTCTTCAGTTGAAATTAAACAAAATCAACTCAAATGTATTGAGATTATAAAAGATGCTATTAAAGAAGCAATCTTAAAAGCTTTACCATTAAATGATATATTAACAGAATATTTAAGAAACGAATATTTACCTGAACAAGGTCAACTAGTTAGAAATATGTTAGATAATGAAAATAGAGAAGTTATTAATCAATTTGATGGTGGTAGTATAATTGATCCAAATGATAACGGTGTTGAAGAATTAGAAGAAGTACAAAATGCTAATAAAATCATTAAAGAATTAAATCAAATAAATAATAACAATGAATTAATATTAAAAGATGAAACGGGAATTGAAGTTACTGATAAAAAACCAACAAATTCATCAGAAGAATACTTTCAAAAAATAAATTCATTAGGAGGTGCATTTAGTCATAAAACAGTTACACCTCCTAAAATAATTAATAATGAAAAAACTATAGAAGATAATATCATTAAACCTGTAAACAATCATTCAGAAACAAAAATAAATATTGTAAAACCAAATATTATTGAGAACAAAATATCAGGTATAAATAAAGAGGAATATTATAAAGCAATGTTTAGTGAAAAATAAAAATATTTAATAATAATATAAAAATGTTGAAAGAAATAATTAGAAATCCTGTTATTATTGGTTTAGTTGCAGGAACAATTGTTTTTGCTTATTTATCTTGGAATAGAAAGAAAGAAAATGAAAGAAGATTAAAGAAAGGTAAAAAAATTCGTGATGATGATAAATATGATGATATAATAATTCCTATAATTGTAGCAGTTTTAGTTTGGTTTATAGTTTATGGTTATTTTAACTATAATAAAGAAAATAAACAACAAACAACTGTACCAAATTATAAACTAGTAATAGATCAACCATCTGAACCAGTTAATCAAACATTTACTTTAGTTACTACTGGTGGAATAACTTTACCAAATACAGCTAATGCTCCTCAAACATCTACTTTAATAAATCCTGCAACTGTTATTAATCCAGTAGCTCCTGGTAATATTCCTAATGCACAAGCTCCTGTTCAACAACTTCAACAACAACAACAACAAGGAATAAATTTAGTAAAAACAGGTGGTCAAACCTTTACACCAGATATTTTTGTTTAGTAAAAATTCAGGGCAAAAATATAAATCTGGCGATTTATATTTGTTGCCGTCAATTTATTTAATTATTTTTATTTTTCTTATTTATTAATATGGGTATAAAAGATATTGAACTTCGTGATGGTAATAAACTACCAATCAGACAATTTAAATTAGAAAATATGGTTGATAATCCTGCAATTGTTATGATAGCAAAAAGAGGAAGTGGTAAAAGTTGGGTTGTACGTGCTATTATACATCACTTTAGAAGTATTCCTTGTGGAATAGTAATTGCACCTACTGATAGAATGAATTCTTTTTATAATGATTTTTTTCCAGACTCTTATATTCATTATGAATATAAAAGTGAATTAATGATGAGATTGTTACAAAGACAAACAGAAATGATTGAAAAGAAAAAACAAAAGATAAAGAATGGTAAAAAAGTAGATGCTCGTACATATTGTATTATGGATGACTGTCTCAGTTCAAAAGGAAGTTGGATGAGAGATCAACCTATTCAAGAACTTTTATATAACGGCAGACATTATGAAATAATGTATATATTAACAATGCAATATCCATTAGGTATTACTCCTGAATTAAGAAGTAATTTTGATTATATATTTTTATTAAAAGAAGAATATATTTCTAATCAAAAAAAATTATATGATCATTATGCTGGAATGTTTCCTAACTTCGATTCTTTCAGACAAGTTTTTGCAGGTTTGGTAGCAGACTTTGGGTGTATGGTTATTGATAATAGACGAGATGTTAATATATCTTTAGAAAGAATATTCTGGTATAAAGCACCAAACCTAGTTAATACACAAATTAAATTAGGATGTCAACAATTTAGAAAATATCATGAAAATAATTATAATAAAAATTGGCGTTCAAATTCAAGTCTATTTAATTTTAATACTTGGATGCAAAATATAAAAAAAAATAAATCAGTAATAGAAGTAGAAAAAGAAGAAGTTGATGAAAATGGTAATATTATTGATAAAAAACTAAAAAGTCTTGAGCAATTTAAAAAAAAGTTTGATAAAAATAGTTAATATAAATTATTATACTGCTGATATAAAATACTGATTAATTTTATTTTTTTCTCGTGTATCTAAGTCATTTAAACTTAAGATCCACGGGTCAGGTTGTGAAAACATTGTTTCAAAAATATCTGACGCAAAAACAGGTTCATCTAATTCTTCTCTAGGTGTTCTTGGTATATATTTATATATTATTCTTTCTTTTGGTTTTCTATAATTATATCTATAATATTGATCTATATATAGTATTATAAATCCTATTATTAATAAAATAAAAGATATTGTTTTTATTTCCATATATTAATAGATTTTATTTTTTCTGTAATTTTTCTAAAATTGATTTTGCTTTATTTATGTTTTCTTCTAATTTAGTTTGATCTGATAAATTAGTTTTTACTTCACTCGTTAATTGTTGAACTGGTGTAGTTGATTTTACTACTTCTTCTTTTTGTCTTCTTTCTTCTAACGTACGTCTAAGTCTTTCTTTTACACTACTACTATCATGTGACTTACTTACTTGTCTTTGTTGAGGTTGTCTAACTTGTGGTTCGCTAGACTGCCCTTCTTCTGTTCTAGTAGATTTCTCAGAAATACCTTGTTTAACTGAATTAATTATTCTATCTTTATGTTCATCTTTAGATTGTTCTATCATATCTTTCTTTTTTCCAACTAAAGCATTGAGTTCATTAAGATCTTTTTGTTGTTTTTGATTAACTTTCTCAAGATTATCCATTAAACGTTGTTGATCTTCGTTAGCCCACTTTTCAGATTCAACTTTAGTTCTATCATCTGGTGCAGGATCCCAAGCACACCATCTACCAGTTGACATAACAAAGATATCAAAATATTTTTCACGTTCATTTAATTCAGCGGCAGCTTTTTGAGCTTGACTATAATCTGAAAAAATAGCAGGTCTGTTTCTATAATGTCTAATTTTAAGTCCTCTAATACTACAGTTCATAACTTTTTCAGGAGAAACAAAAGAAACCAAAACATATTGTACATCTCCAGAATCTTCGTCAAGATTATCTATTTTAGTGTACTTTTCCATATCTTGTTCATATGAACTTACTGTTCCACTATTAACTTGTTCATTATCACTAACAGAATTACTAACAGAAATACTATTGTTTACTTCAACTGACATTATAAGTATTGTAAATGTTTTTTATTTAAATATATTTAATAAAAATAAATAAAAAATAAATCAAAATGATGGATGATAAGTCCAGTTTAACTCTTTACATATATTTTTCCAAATTAAATCTTGCATTCTTAACTTATCTCTACTTTTTAATAAACTAAAATATTTAGAATTAGTAAACATTCTATTTTTAACATCTTTACTATTAGATTGATCTGCAATTATTAAAAATAATTTATGTAAAACATAAGAATAATTTAGATAATTTGCACGTTCGCCTGGTTTAAATTTTTTAAATGGAATCTCAGTTTGTTTAAACATAATTTTTATTTTTTCTTCTTCATCTCTAGTTAATGATGGTGGTGGTGTGTTTGTTATATGTGAAAAAATCAAAAAGTTATGTTCGTAAAAAGTATTTAATCTATATTTTTTTAAAATTTTCTTGATATCATGTGGTGTTGTCTCACTCTCCTCAATTAACATCTTTTTCAATTCATATTTTATTAAATTATATATTTCTTGTGGAATAAGAGTTGTTTGTTTAGCTTGAAATTGATTTAATCTCTCTATTAAATGATTAATAGTTTTATATGGATACTTAGGTTTTTCATTACCAGAATCTTTGTGAGATGGAACTTCACTTTCTATTATAACATATTCTAATTTACCACAATTTTGACAAACATAAATACCTTCTGACTGTATTAAAGTTTTCTCTATATTACAAGTTGAACATGTTTTTATAGGTGATAGTTTTACTTTATCACAAACATAAATAGCATCAGTTAAAAATAAATATTGTTCTTTTAAACTTCCTTTATCATTTGAATTTTCTATATTTTTATTAATAGTATTAGATGATAAATCGTGTTCTGTTAAATAACTTAATATAGATTTATATTGCGGAATTTCTTCTTTTATTTTCTTTCTTTTTATTAATTTTTTTTCTTTCATTGTTTGATTTGTTATTTTATTTAATTTATTTAATCTATCAAAAATATCATCACTTTCATCACTATTTTCTATATCTTCTGTAAATTCTTGTTGTGAAATTGTAGATGTTATTGTTTCAGGTGTTGCTAAAATTTCTTGTTGAGGAATATCATCAATTTTATGTTCATATTGATAATATTTTAATAATATATCTCTTGTTTTTTCAAAATAATCTAACTCGTTACTTAAAGATGAAATATCATTTATTTCGTTGTTTAAAAACTTTATTCTTTGTTTTAATGAATTAATTTTTAAATCTTTATCTTTTTCATTAGATTTTTCTAGAATATCTATTTTTTTATTCAATAATAAAATCTTTTGTTTTTTTGTTAAAATTAATTCATTATTATTATCAAATTGTTCAACTGTTGTACGGTGTATTTCATCTAATGTTTTTCTTTCTCTATTAAATTTTAATTTTGACGGTTTAAACTTAAATGTATTTGACATCTACAAAACTTAATATTAGACAATATTAAATATTTCTTAAGTAAAAATAATATGTTTTTAACAACTAATAACAGATACTTAATTTAGATTTTTAGAAATATTATTTAGATTTTTTAGAAATATTTAAATCTTTATTATTTTTATAATATTTTTATATTATCCACAAAAAAAACTCACTAATATATTTTTATATTAAATAATTGATAAAGTCATTAGACTAATAAAAAAGTATAATATTTTAATTTTCAATAAATAAAATTAATATAAAAAATATAAATTTTTTTCTGTCATCAAATTATATAAATATGGGCGGTGGATTAATCCAATTAGTTGCTTATGGTGCTCAAGATGTTTACCTTACTGGTAACCCTCAAATAACCTACTTCAAGGTTGTTTACAGAAGACACACCAACTTCTCAATCGAATGCATTGAACAACCTATCGATTCAGCCAAATTCAACGGCACACATACAGTTCAAATCCTCAGAAACGGTGATCTTGCTACAAGACTCTACTTAAGAGCTGTCTTACCCGCTGTTACTGGTGATAGACTTGTTTACTATACATCTGACTGCTACAACCAAAAGGTTGCCTGGGTTAGACGTGTAGGTCACGCTCTTATCAAGACAGTTGAACTCACTATCGGTGGTTCTCAAATTGACAAACACTGGGGTACCTGGATGGATCTCTGGTACGAACTTACCCACACCCAAGAACAAGAAAGAGGTTATGGTAAGATGATTGGTGATGTTCCCGAACTCACTGAACTCAGAGGTCTTGCTTCTGGCAGCAACGAAACAGCTGGTTCTTCATCCGTTGAAGTTCTTCCCGAATATACTCTCTATATCCCTCTCCAATTCTGGTTCTGCAGAAACACTGGTCTTGCTCTTCCCCTCATTGCTCTCCAATACCACGAAGTCAGAGTTAACTTAGAATTAGAAGCTGCTGCTAACCTTTTAGTTACCAGTGGTAAAGATACTGATGTTACTCCCAACACTCTTGCTCTTGGTTCATGCGGTCTTATGGTTGATTATATCTACCTTGACTCTGAAGAAAGAAGAAGATTCGCCCAAGTTGGTCACGAATACTTAATCGAACAAGTCCAATTCAACGGCACTGAAACCCTTGTTGCCAGTGGTACCGTTGTAAATGCCAAACACAAACTCGAATTCAACCACCCTTCCAAGGAATTAGTATTTGCTCCTAAGGTTGGTGCTTGGACTGCTGGTGAAACTTTCCTTGCCTACACTGGTGCCCACAATGACACTGCTTGGGAAGATGCTCTTAACGCTGCTGCTGAAAATGTTGCCGCTAGCATGTTCGTCCTCTCAGCTGATACTATTTCTAACTGGACAAAATTATCTTTACCTGACGTCAATCCCGAAAATTCAGCTTACGTTGCTCCTCTCACAGCCATTTCTGGTCTTGATATTACAGTATTAGCAAATAACCTTAGTAACGTTACTGTTTCACAAGCTGATTCTGTTATTCAAGTAAACAGAAATATTCTTGGTAATAACAATGGTTCATCTGTTGTATACCTTGGTAACAAAATAACATCTGTTTTAGTTGAAGTTGATATCTCCGGTACTACTTGGGGTAGCGGTCTCCTAGTTAAAACTCTTGACACCACAACCGGTCTTAAGAGTGATTTAACAGCCATCACAACTACTGAAAAGCTTCTTCCCTGTGGAGCTGTTAAAGTAGTTTCACACACTCTTACCCTTGAAGATGTTTCAGTTCCCGTCAGTGATCTCTCTACTGGTGACAGAGCCGAAACTCTTGTAACTGGTGCTGAATACACAAGAGACGTAACTGTCAGACAACCCTTCAACTATGGTCTTAGACTTGATGGTGGTGGTAACTTAGTTGCTGAAGCCCAACTCAAACTTAACGGTCACGACAGATTCTCCGTTCAAGATGGTCCTTACTTCAACTATGTCCAACCTGCTCAACATCATACTAGAACACCTGCTGATGGTGTCAATGTTTACAGCTTTGCTTTACATCCCGAACAACACCAACCCTCTGGATCTGCTAACCTTTCCAGAATTGATACCACAATCCTCGCTGTAACATACCAAGATAACGTCAGAACTGCTGAAAACCCCAGATTCACATCTCTCTTTGACAACACATCTGTCTACATCTTCGACTTCTCTTACAACGTTCTTAGAGTTATGTCTGGTATGGCTGGTGTCGCTTATGCCAATTAGAATTCTTAAAAAGTACTTATGTGTTTTAAAATACGTAAAAGGACTTTTCAAAAATTGATTTTTAAACTACTTAAATATTAATAATATTATTTTAATTATTAATATTCATGAACACTACAGAGATTGCTAATACTACTTTGATTAAAAAGATGGTCAAAAAAGTTAAAGTTAATACAACAGATGTACAAGAAGAAATACCTAAAAAGAAAATTATTAAGAAATCTAAAGAGAATAATAATATAACTAATATAGGAGATATAATTATAAAAGAAATAAAAAGTAAAAACGAAGATACTAAACTTGAAATAGACAACATTGAAGAACAAAATAATGAATTAATAGATTGTACTGATGATAGCAGTAGTGAAAAACGAGAATACAAATTAACTATAAAGTCAATAGCAGAATTAAATAAAATAATGTTTAGTCCTAATTCTAAACAAAGTAAAAATCCTAAAATTAAAGAGGCTTGGAAAACATTAGATGAATATAATATACCAAATAAAGAAAATCTTAAAATCATATCATCGCATCCAGGTCATTTTGTAACACAAGGTTGTTCTTTTGGAAAACTAAAAAATGCACACTGGTTAGTTAGAGATAAAGATGATAAGGAGAAAAAAGAATATTATATTATGTTTTGTGAAGTTAATTCGTATACATATTTTTCAAAAGATGATTATAATGATGTAATTAACCCATTACCAGATATATATCAAACATGGTATTTACATAAAAATGGGTATATTGAAACAAAAACATATAAAGGTAATCATTGTAATACATATCTTCATCAAGCTATTTGTAAAAAATATAATGTTAAAGAACGAGATAATTTATCAGTAGATCATATAAATCAAAATAAACTAGATAACCGACATATTAATCTAAGATTTGCAACTCAATCTCTACAAAATGAAAATCGTGGTAAGAGAAAACGTCAACATAATGCACAACCTTTACCAGAAGGAGTAACTCACGCAGATATACCAAAATATGTTGTATATTATCAAGGAACATATGGACCACAAAAGAAAATGCGTAATTGGTTTTGTATTGAACAACATCCTAAATTAGAAAAGAGAAGATGGGAAGGAACAAAATCAATGGCTATAGATATAAAAGAAAAATTAAAACAAGCTAAAGAAAAATTAGAAGAATACAATAAGATGTAAAAATATTTATTTTCTAGCTCTTTTAGCAGCCATTTCTTTATTTTTATCTTCAACCATCTTAGCAAACTTATCTTTTATTGATTTGTATTTATTAAAAGCTTTGGTAGAATCGTTATCGGCACTTTTGTATAACCCCCATACAACAGCTGTTAGTCCAGGACTATCATTGATGTCAGGGTTATTTTTCTTTATTTTGTTTTTAATATCCATAACATCTTGCATAGGTTTAGGCATTTCTCTCATATATATATAATAATAATTGATACCAAATATATCTATATTTTGACTGCTATCAAACATATTTATAATATGAGTGATAGTAATTTACGTTATTAATTATCAATTTTTAACGCTTTTAAAAATCATTATACGCGAAATATAAAACCGCAACTATATATATAAAGATTGATTAATATATTTATTTATTAACAAATGGAAAATACAAAGAATTTAAACATTATTGAATTAATTGAAAAAAATCCAGTTACAAAGTTATCTCAAGTGTATAACAGTAAATTATTAAATAAAATTAAAGATACATTTACATCTGATGAACAACAATTATTTGTAGCATCATTTTATTGTTATCTTAATTATAATAGTAGAACAGATTTTATAATTGATTTAGATAACATATGGCATTGGATTGGTTTTAATCAAAAAGTAAAAGCAAAAGAATTATTAGAAAAACAATTTATCAAAGATAAAGATTATATTACGCTTTCCCCACAAGTAAATCGCAAAAAAAATTTAGGAGGATTTAATAAAATTAGTTATATGATGACAACACATACGTTTAAGTTATTTTGTATTAAAGCTAACACAAAAAAAGCAAATGAAATTCATGATTATTTTATTAAATTAGAAGAACTTTTGCACGAACTTACACAAGAAGAAACAAATGAACTTAAATTACAACTTGAACAAAAAGACAACTTTATAAATAAAGAATTAAATAAAACAAAAGAATTAGAAAAACAAACTATATTACTTCGTGAATATGCAGATAAATCACCATTAGTTTATATTATTCGTGTAAAAACATATGAAAATAATTCGTACATTATTAAAATAGGAGAAACTAGAAAAAACATAAACCAACGATATAGCGACCATAAAAATAATTATGAAGAATGTATTCTTTTAGATTGTTTTAGTGTTAAAAAAAGTAGTGATTTTGAAAATTTTCTACATAATCATCCTAATATTAAAAATTCTCGTGTAAAAGATTTAGAAAATCATACAACTGAAAAGGAATTATTCTTAATAGGTGATAAATTAACATATCCTATGTTAATGAATATTATTAATGGTTCTATAAAGAATTATACAGAATATACTGAAAAGGATTTAGAAAAAGATAAATTAGAAATAGAAAAACTTAAATTAGCAAAAGATGTTAATAGTAA